ATGAAGAGAGAAGACAAGATATTCTACTCTAGAGTGTCATTTTACATTACAGGAACGATTGCTTTCGTAAATAATACGTTTAATTTAGTTGGGGGATGTGTATGAAGGTAGTTTATGGACATACAGACTCTATTTATGTTGATATAGAAGATGACAGCATAGAAACTGCCCAAAAAACACTAAAAATACTAAATGAGCATGTTAGAAAATCGTTTCCTAACGTTATGGGACTAAAGGAACACCCTGTAACGCTTGAATTTGAGAAATACTTCAAGAGTTTAGGCGTTGGAGCAACAAAAAACAGGAATGCAGGTCTTATTACATGGAAAGATGGTGAGTTTCTAGATGAACCTGAGTTTGTCATGACTGGTTTTACTGCAAAGAGAGTCTCACAAACTAAATTAGCCAAAGATGTGCAATTGAATGTACTAAATATGTGGGTCAATGGTGATTCTGAACGTGAGATAGTAAAATATCTCAATGGAACCTACAATAAAGTGCTATCAGGAAACATACCGATGACTGATATTCTTCAAAGAAGTAGATATAGAGAGGAGAGATTCAAGGTCACTTGTAAGAACTGCAAGAGAACGAACACCTTGTTTGAACTAATGGAGGAACCATGTTGCTTAGGTACACCATCATTCACTACAACACAAGGTAAGAGACCAACGATAGGCTCAGGCATTGAGGGAGTCTTGTTCAGTAGTAGTATCGGTTATCAACCAATCACTGACTCTTATCTTTATCTGAGAATACGAAACAGCGCACAGACATACTACAATCCAGTAACACAAAAGGCCGTGAGACCAAACTACATCTCTCTTTTGACAGAGGCAGATTTTGCTGAACACCTATGGATACTTCCTGATTGGGGACACTATGCAGAATCAGTGGTAAAGAAAGCAGAGCCTATATTCAGAGCAATGGGATGGGATACTATGCAGATAAAGAGAGACACTAGACAAAGAGACTTGGAGGAGTGGTTTTGAGAAGCATATACAATAGTCTTTCATGGACAAATAAGAGAAGAATAGATTCTCTTATAGTTAGATTCAGAAAACTGAAAGAGTGGCTGAAGCCAAAGGCAGAGAAGATAATTTCTGATATAGAAATAACAAAGGTGACTAAACCAAAAAAAGTGGAAGTAGTGACCGAGTTATTTCCTAAGAACCATAAGTATATCGGGTATAGGATTGAGAAACATTCTGCCGGTGACAAGATTTTCATGATAGAGGAACCTCCTCACCCAAACAGTTGTGTTTGTGAAGAGTGCATGGATACACTAGCAAACGAGATAATGAGTAGAAGAAAGGTGAAAGAAAATGAGGCAAAATAGTGACGAATATACATATCAGTGGAATCCAGATTTTTATGACGACGATAGTGATTATCCAATATTGAAAATCTCAAAGTCATCATTGGGTTCGTTTCAGTGGTGTCCAAAGAGATATGAATTCCAATACAAAGAGAAAATGCCAATAGAGACAACAGAAGTAATGGTCAAAGGAAGTATAATACATAATGCAAGAGAGGACTTCTTCAATGAATTTGATGTAAAGAAGGCAGAGAACCTTTCACATCATGAACTAGTCAACTATTGCATGAGCCTACATCCCATCGATGAGTATTCAGAGATGTATGAAGCGATGTCTATTTTTGAGGCTAATCGCTTTATGGAGGCGAAGGAAGAGAATGAGTTAGACAATTTTCTACCAGTGATAAACGAGATAATGCTAGATGCTAGAATCGTTATCAGTAAGGACCAGAACAAAAAGTTTCCTTTGAAGAGAGACTACACAGTACACCTTCAAGGTATCATTGATAGGATGTTCAGAGAGGGTGATGTGTACATCCCTATGGAGTTGAAGACTGGTGGTTGGAAAGAATGGAAGACTACCATGATGCGAAAAGAGATGGCTTTCTACAAGATTCTCTTTGAGAACACACCTGATGAAAAGTTGAGAGAATGGGGACTAGACCCTGAGATACCTATCTCACATTGGGGATGGTATTACCCTGCTGCTAATTATGTACATGTTGAAGAGGTAAAGACTGGAAGTATCACAGCAGTCAAAAAAGGAATAGCAGAGATGATTCACGCTTACGAAACTAGCATATTTCCTGCAAAGTATTTTGCAAAAACATGCTCTAGTTGTAGTTTCTTTGGTATTTGTGAAGAAGCGAACGTGCAGAGTTGGTTTTGATGAGGGACAATAGCAAATGTAGATGGTGTAACTGTAAAATCGGTTATGGACATGATAGAAGAAGAAAGTGTGATGCTTGCAAATAAACACAAGGAGAATAAGAAAATGATAGATAAAATGGTAAAAGAAGAATTAAAGCAGAAGGTGTGGAGTTTCTCAGAGATAGCGAATGTATCTGACACAGTTAACAACTTAGCAGAGACATTGTATGAGAAGATGCCTACCACTGACAAACTGAAAATGATATGGGAGACCGATGTGTTCGCTGAAGAGAGAACCCCATTCGGTCAGATATACATGAATACAGTTATGTCACAATTGAAAATAAAAATAGCAGAAGTTGTAAGAGAAGAATTGCTTGATGCAGAGGTCTCTTTCAAGGAGGATAATAAAAATGAAAATGCCAAGAGAAGTGTGGGCCGGAAGTCATCTAAGAAACGCACCACAAATGAAGAGAAGAGTAGTGTCACAGAGAAGTGAATTTGTAGACTGGTTCAATTCCTATAACGGGAAGATGAACTGCTATACGACAGTCTATGACTTTGAAGATTTCAATAATGGAGTTAAATTAGAATACTCTGTGGTATTAGATAGAGCCTTCTTAGATTTTGATGCGCACGATGAGCCGTTGGAAAACGCTTATTCAGATTTGAAGAAGGTCGTTTCTAAACTAATTGAAAAAGATATAATATTCAAAATGTATTTTAGTGGGAAGGGTTTCCATGTTTTTGTTTATGGAGAACCCGTTGATGATATCCGAAGCATTCAACAGTATTATTCCGAAATCAGCGATGGTATTGATACACTGGATAGAACAGGTATACAAACGAATAGACTACGCCGTGTCCCTAATTCGATGAACCTTAGTAGTGAGGATGAGAATGGCGAACCATATTTTTGCATTCCTTTAGTCATTGATGATTTAGCCAAAGACCTGAGTTCGATACTAAGTCTAGCAAAGAGTCCTAGAAAGATTCAGAGCAAGAATGGTTCAAAGTTAGTTGTGTTTCCAAAGGTCAAGAGAATATCTGTGTCAGACGTTGAGGTTGACATTCCTGAGCCAATAGGAAAACTACCGATACTACCATGCTTGCACAATGCGGTTATGGTGGAAAACCCTAGTCACTATGCTAGGGTATACCTAGTTCAGTGGTATCGAGACCTATTGACATTGGGTGAGAGAAACATCGCCATAGAACAAAGGGAACAAGTGCATACAACCATAATGAACGAGTTGGAGACAATAGCCTCCAAGGAAGACATATGGCTTGATTGGGACAGTAATACTACTTCTAAGTACGTTAGAGGAATTGTAGATAAGGGATACAATGCCCCCTCTTGTTCTAACGTGCTTATCCCACAGGGCTATTGCATAGGAAAGTGTTGGAGGTATTACGATGGAAAATAAATTGAAGATAGATAGTAGAGAGAATTCAGAACTATCTAATCATGTAGTAAAATACTGCGAACAATTCAATGTTAGGCATGAGAAAGTCTGGTTAGAGGTTGGTGACTATGTTTTTGATAACGTATGTGTAGAGGCTAAATCCTCTTTTGATTTTCTACAATCGGTAATCAACAAGAGGCTTTGGAATCAAATAGACAACATGGATGCTAATTTCCTAACTAATGTTGTGATAGTATATGGTAGTTTCAAGGATGCATTAGAGAATTATCTCTCGTATGTAAAACACAGTAACACCTTGAATCAGGCTAGACTACTTAGAAATAAATTCGATGGAGCATTTGGTAAGATTATCCTAGATACAGACTGCAATGTATTTTGGGTTCCATCTGCTTCTGAGGCTGCTAGATTGATAGTGGTCATTAGTAAAATGCAGCCTATTGACAGAGAGATACACACTCCGTCATTAGTTAGAAAGAGAATATCTACGTCCGATTTACGATTGGATGTCCTTTGTTCTGTGAAGGGAATCAGCATAAAGAAGGCAAAACAGTTGATTGCTAGGTTTGGTTCTTTGATGGAAATAGGTGAGGCATCAATAGATGAGATATGTGAGTTAGAGGGATTCGGTAAAGTCACTGCCAAGAGACTGACCCAAGTTCTAAACTCAGAAGAAAATGTGGTGATATGATGAATGAAGATGATAATAATTATGATGATGAAGATAGATTGTACTATGAGGGATTGTCGCAGACAGAAACTCCTGTCGCAACACAAGATAGCACGTTGCCCAAAGTAGTAGAACAGTATGTGACTAGTGCGGTAGAGGTATCAAAGTACAATGAAGTTCCTGCTGCGATGTCTTTCTATGTCTTATTAGGACAATTGGTAAAAGACATGGTAGCGATACCGCAGGGTAGACGTTTAGACGATACTCGTATTCAATTTATTTGGATGCAGACTTCTGGAACTGGTAAGTCAACCCTGTATGACTTCTTCGGTCCAGTGTCAAGAGAAACCTTTCAGATAGTAAATGAGAAGTATGGAACTAACTTTGACATATTCTCAGTCAAGGATACTACTGACGCAGCACTGATAGGCTCTATGGAGAAGATTCAGGAAACGATAGCAGATGAGGATGAACCACCTAGAACTGTATGGATACCACAACAGATAGATGGTGCATTAGAAGGTGATGGGTTAGCAGCCTATGATGAGTTTGAGTATTCAGGTGTTTTCAAGCAGTCTCAGCATAAAGAGAATGTAATCATGTATCTGAATACGTTCATGAACTCCCTTCATGGGGAGAACTGGATTATAACAAAGAAACTCAAAGATGGTGATACTATTGAATGTAGATGCCGTCGTTCATTGTTTGCCACAACTTACATTCCAAAGGCACTAACAAATGTTATTGCTGAAAAGGGTGTAATGCAAAGAACTGTGATTTACATCAAAGAAATACCACAGGAAGTACAGGAAGAACTGAGAGAGCAAATATTAGATGAGGTAGGAGTGATAAAGTCTAGAGATACTCCCATCAAGAAGTTCGCTGAGAATTTTGTAATCATCTATGACACTTTGAGAGAGCATTACATTAGCAGTGGTGAAGACCCATTGAGAACCGTAAAGTTCGGTAGGGGGTATGTTGATGCTCTGAAAAATGAGTCTTGGAAGTTGAGTAAGTATGCTACAGACAGTAGACCAGAGGTACTGGAAATCGCTGCTAATTTCGTAACTAGAATGAACCAAACCATGATTAAGTTGTCAGTTTTGTGCTGTATTGCGGAAGCACCTAACATAAAAAACAAAGATAGAAGGTTTATTGTTACCGAAAGACACGCACGACAAGCCTCCTCCATCATTCGACAATGCTATAAATCGCTTGTGTCGTGGCTAGACGTAGCATTGAAGGTGAAAACTCAGGCGTTGCATGAGAGAGTAGGCGTTAATGCGTTTAAGAAAGCGTACAGTGGACTGCTGAAAAAGGGAGATGATGGTTGGGTGAATAAGGCTCTTCTACTATCCAAAGTGAGGGAACAAACCAAAAAAGGACAAACCACAGTCTACAGAAACTTTAATGAAATTTCACATATGTTTGATAACAAAAAGATAGGAGTTAGAGCATATTTGAAACTAAAGGAGGAGAATAAGAATGAGTAAACAAGATACATATGAGCATCAATTTTTGGTGTTTCAAGTTAGTGACGGCCCAAAAGTGATTAATGAATCACTGAATACCTACGGAAAAGATGGTTGGTATCTATCAACTATGATTACCGTTGGAGCAGGTGAAGCCCTAGTTGCGTGGATGGTTAAACCAAATATAATCCACGCACCAAACCCTGATGAAGCAAGGGCAAAGAAACTTGCAAACTTGTGGACAGGGGACAGTGGTGACGAGTGAACGTATTAGCCCTAGATATTGAAACGAAAAACTACTCACACGAAATAGGTGGGTGGGGTAATACCCATATGTTTCAAGTTTCTACGGTATGCACTTGGGATGGTAGTAATGGCACAGTCTACATCGATGAACCCATTGGTTCCATTAGAAAATCAGGAGTAGTTGTAAAGCCACTTTCACAGTTAAAGTACGATTTGGACGACCATCATCAAAACGGTGGTGTTCTTCTAGGTCATAATATTGTTTCATTCGACTTAGCGGTGTTGAAAAACGCTATGGATATTTATTGCATCAAGAAATACCTTGATGATAAATCATATATTGACACAAGTAGAATACTTAACAAACAGTACGGTGAAAGGTATAGCCTCTCTAATTTAGTACAACACACATTAGGTGCTGACAAACTGATGGATAGCGCAGATGCACCTGTTGTCTGGAAGGCAGGAAGATACACCGAAGTCGCTGACTACTGCTTAAAGGACTGTGAGTTAGTTTATGACCTATGGATACATGGGAAAGAGCATAGTGTGGTCAAGGGCTTCTCTATCGAAGAAGAAAAAATGAAAGAATTGGAGGTGAAATGGTGAGTCCGTGGGAATGGTTCGGATGGTTTGTCTTTGTCATCATAATCTCTCTATTGTTCTTCGCTGCGTTTGGTAATTCCAAATACAACGAAAGTAGCATAGAGGAATATATGCAAAATCTGATTGACGAGGAGACAGGCAGAAGTGGGTCTTCGTAAACTCTGTTTTGGTTGTGAGGTAGAAACAATACCTCGCAGGATAAAAGGCAGGGTGGTAGGCTCTAGAGAAACATTGTTTATTTGGCAATGTAGAGAATGTAAAGCGTTGTGGTCTGAGGAATAGTTCCTTGGACCCAACGCCCCTTTTTTTTTCAAAAATTTTAGGACTCCAACAACTATTTCACTATTAGACCAATAGTATTTTTTAGTTTTTAGCAATCTATCGCATCAGTAAAGCCATCTTGAGTCTTCAGGTGTAAGTAGCACTGCTTGAGCAAGTTATACTGAGTCTTAGTGTTAGCAGTGTCCAATTCAAGAGTGTAACTGAAATGACTAATCGCTGATGCCTTTCCTTCGTAAGCATCATCACTAGCATATACCTTGCCTTTGTATTTGACAAAAAACAAGTTTTCTCCCGATTCCGTCGCCTTCAACATGTACGCTTCGTCTATAACACAATATGCGTAATCACATGTTATTCCAAATTCTGTCTCATACTCTACCTTCAATGCCATATCTTTTCCTCCATATTTTTCTTTATTAAATATTATCACGCAACGAAGTTTATCTGGTAAATTAGTGAATCACTAGCGTTACCTGCGGAATTTGTTACGGTACAACTTATAGTAACCTCAACTGAGTCGCCACTGGAAGGGAATATAATACCGGATTTGCTACCACCAAATGTTATTGCTAATTTTTCTCCAACACCGTTACCCACACCTGCTCCCATAGCAAGTGAGTTTTGCGAAGTGCTTGCAGTACCAGTAATTGCTGCGCTATTACCTCCTGACAATGAAGCGGAGTTTATTGATACATCCCATGCAAATGTGCATCCTGTCGCATCAGTAACGTCGCAGTAGCCCCCAAACTCTATGGTTGCGGTTAATGCTTGTCCAGTATATGTGTCTCCTACGCCCTCCACCGATATATTAGGAGCATGAGCAGGCAGACTGCTTACTGTGTCATTAAATGCACCTGTGTAATCAAAAGGATTAGTGAAGGTTTCTCTCTCTCCTATGAGAACTGCGCTGTTATTACCGCTTCCGCCGGGGGCGTAATTTTGTATCCTTACACCGGTTGGTGCGGAACCACCACCACTTGCATTCGCTGTCTTTAGTTGCTGTGCAACACCAGCGACACCTATCATTATCGAAGCCATTTTAATCACCCAATGTATATCCAAGTGTTAGCAGCAACAGCGACATAGGTTCTAGCAGTCTCATCAGCCATAGCAGCATGGGAAGTCCACCCTGATGCTATAGCGTTTGATGTACCTAGACTTGGTGTTGCTGAACCACCAGTATTGTTGATGATTGTGTATTGCTGTCCCGACTCTGCTGTTGCAGGTAGAGTCAATGTACCTGCTGTCCAGTAGACGTATGAGCCGGATTGGGCATCTGTTAGTGTTGTGTTACCTGATACTGACTTCACCTTAATCTTAAGAGCCTTGATTCCGTTTGAATCTCCTTTCAACCAAGTTACTCCACCATCACCCGATGAAATGGATATTTGGTCGTCGCCTGTTGCAGTGTCAACATCAGCCCCACCAATAACAAGATTGTTATCTCCCGTAGTGATATTATCTCCTGCTAGATACCCAATGCAGATATTGCTATCAGCAGCACCGGACATATTTCCTCCCGCTTGATACCCAATCAGAACATTGTTTCCACCACTAGCAATACCATCACCAGCCTGAGAGCCGACAATCACGTTATAAGAGGAGTTGAGGTCTTTACCAGCATCTCTCCCAACAAATACGTTATTTGTATGGTTGCTAACAGTTGAGCCAGCATTGTAACCTATTCCTGTATTAGAACCCCCGCCGGTCAAAGCAGTTAGGACACTCCACCCAACAGCAACATTGGCAGAAGCACCTGCTCCGTTATCTATAGTATATGCACCAACACATACGTTATCTTCCCCGTAAGTTATTGACTTACCTGCATGATGGCCGATATATACTGCTTCATGTGAGTTAGTAACGCTTTTACCGGCTTCTGTTCCTATGGCTACGTTACTATGTCCAGAAGTCATACCAGCAGAAAATACATCTTTTCCTATTCCTATGTTGTCTGTTGCACTACTTAGTGTTCCACCTTGAGGTGGGGCTGCACCATCCGGCGAAATTAGAATACTGTCTGTAAAGTTGGTAGTGTTGCTGATTACATCTGTTAAATCATTGAGGGAAGAAGCACCACCTGCCGATGCGAAGGAAAGTGTACCACTGCCATTTGTCTGCAAGACCTGTCCATTACTTCCGTCTGATGTCGGGAGTGTGTAGGAGTCATTGATTTTAACACCAGTGGAACCAACTGACATGAACTCAGTCTGAGTGTTATTCTTCAATCCTCTAACAATTAACTTACCGTCTTTTGTTCCTTCTGTGGTATCTTCTATTTCCGTTCTTAGAGCAATATATGTTGATGGGTTTCCTGTTGAACCTTCACCTCTAAAGTTGACTTGACCAATTAAATCACTATCAGCAACAGATGCAGAGTATCTGTAAAGTGCGAGAGTAGGACCACCGCTTGAACCATCATCGTGCTTCTCTATGAGCAACCCCGCATCACTTCCCTTAATGGTCAACTTCGATAGATTATCATGTTGTGATGTGGTTGAACCGATGATTACTCTCCCTGTTCCATTTGGTGTAATGCCAATATCAGCGTTTGAAGTTGATACAATTTCATTACCATTAACATCTAAATCTCCACCTAACTGTGGTGTACTATCTGCTGCTAGACTGGCTATACCACCGCTACCAGTTGCAGCGATGGTGATTGAGCCCGTTCCGTTTGTTATGGATATACCACTTCCAGCGGTCAGTGTTGCTTTGGTTAGTGTGTTACCTGTGGTGTTCCCTATGAGCAACTGCCCGTTGGTGTAAGACGTTTGACCTGTCCCACCCTTTGCCACCGTCACTGTGTCGGATAGCGTGGAACCTGCTGCTGTGACTGTAATATCACTTGAGCCGTCAAAAGCAACGCCGTTAATATTGACACTGGATGCTAAAGCAGTGGCCGTGTCTGCGTTCCCTTCTAATGCACCATCAAACTTTGTCGCCTCTATTTCCCCTGACGCTTTGAATGTAACACCATCGGCATTACCGACTCTGAATATGATTTGGTCGTCAGTGGAGAACTTAATTTGGTTATGAGCGTCTCTACCAACTGCTAAAGATGCATTGAGAACTGATGTAATTGTAGTCTGTGCTGCGGTTATAGCAATATCGTTAGCGTTTGCAGTAATGCCGTCTCCACCCACTACATTGAGAGTTCTAGTGGAAGTGATGTCACCTCCACCAGTCAAACCATCACCAGCGGTTATTGATACGCCACTGTGGTCTATGTGTTCGTTGGCAACGAAGTCAGAGAAGCCGTCGTGAAACGCGCCACCTGATACTGCGACTGCTGTGCCACCAAGAGTTATCGCATCGGCCTCTAATGTGCCGTCTACATCAACGTCTCCACTAATGTCGAGACTGGTTGCTTCAATTTCCCCTGATGCCTTGAAGGTGACACCATCCCCTGCTCCAACTCTGAATATCATTTGATTGTCGGTAGAGAACTTAATTTGATTGTCAGCGTCTCTACCAACCACTAGACTCGTGTTCAACATGGAGGTTTGTGCTGTCAGAGCAGCCGCTAACCTACCCGTTGCTAGTGTACCTGAACCTATGTTAGAGGCATTCGTAGTATCTGTAGTGGCTGAGGATGCTAAAGCAGAACCGTTGACAGTTATCGCATCGGCCTCTAACGTACCATCGACATCTACATCCCCACTGATATCTAGGCTAGTCGCCTCAATCTCACCTGATGCCTTGAATACCACACCGTCTGCATTACCAACTCTGAATATGATTTGGTCATTTGTGCTAAACTTAATTTGGTCAGTGGAGTCCCTTCCAACGACTAAAGATGTGTTGAGAATTGATGTTTGAGCGGTCAATGCGGCTGCTAATCTACCTGTTGCTAACGTACCTGAGCCTATATTGGAGGCGTTAGTGGTATCTGTTGTTGCGGATGTCGCCAATGACGTGCCGTTAAGGGTTATCGCATCCGCCTCTAATGTCCCATCGATGTCCACATCACCGGATATGTCTAGACTGGCGGCTGTTACGCCTTCAGTAACCACAAGCCCTTTCTTTACTACAAAGTCCCTCTTCGTTGCCATTGTTTCACCATGATTTCACTGTCCATCATTTGATTACTTGAGTTGTAACTACGTCATAGGAGTACGAAACCGTGCCCCCAGTGCTGTTTGTAAATTGTAGAGATATATCAGTTCCATCTTTTACAGCGTCCCAAGATACTAGAGCAGCGTTACCTGATTTGGTTGATACAATCCCGTAGTGTGTTAGATAGATGTCACTGCTCGCTGATGGCGCAGAGGCCCCTTTGTAATTCACAAGTATCTCACCGCTCTCAAAGTCAGTGCCATCAGTTATCTGATAGATGAACTTAGCAGTTCTAAATGTACCATATGCATAGGAGAGCACAGTCTGAGTTGCACTGTTGGCAACTGATTGCGAGTTTGCAGTGGCTGTGTCCAACACTGCTACGGCATCAACGCTAATCGTACTGGCTTTGACTTCACCAGCGCTGCTGTAGATGACAGCCTTGCTGTTGTTTACGGCTCCTGCACTTGAGCCGTCTAATAAATTAAGTTCTGCTCCTGTTGATGTGATGGCAGTGCCAGCGTAGTTGAGATTGCCAGCAGCGATGTTGACTTCCCCTGTTCCGTTTGGTGTGAGTGTGATGTCACCGTTGCTGTCAGTGCTGGATATCGTGTTACCATCGATGGTGATGTTATCTGCCACGAGGGAACCACCAGTGATGGCGCCTGTCGTCGTGATGGTTGAGGAGCCGGTGTTTATGTTACCAAAGCCCGATGTTATGGAGCCTGAGTCTAAGGCACCGACGGTCGCTAGACCTGACGCACTTGTCACATTGGAATGAATTGTAGTTGCGCCATATACTGCAACATCGTTTATCTTGTATGATTTTCCACTAGCCAAGTTTATGTTGACGTTAGCCTCCCAACCTGCGGGTGTGTCTTGATACGTGAAACTTGGATTAGTAGCACCCGTACATTCGATTTCAATACCTGAGCCTTCTGCGTTAGCCAGAGAGTCATTACCCTTAGAGATGGTAATCAAGTCGTCCTCCACCGTCAGTTGAGTCGTGGATATGGTAGTGGTGGTACCGTTGACTGTCAAATCACCAACAATGGTGGTCACTGAGCCTGCACCCCCACCAATCGTGACGTCGACGACGCCATCCGTAGCGTGTTGTCCCTCAAGGACCAGTCCTGCTGTGAGTGCTGTGTCGGTGCCATCGCTCTCAGCGACTAGCAACGACATCTTTCCTGCCTCATCTGAGTTATCTGCTTCTGATACCTCAACGAGAATCTGCCCGAAAGAGGTCTGGGCCTGTGCCGCATCATCTCCCACGAAGGTAATCTTACCAACATCATCACCATCAGCACCAGCAGCGCCCTTGTCTTTGACGAACTTCAGTTCAGCGGCAGACGTGTCGTTAGTGGTGTTCTTAATCTCGACGACTGGCTTACCTGAGGCACCGTCAGTGAAAATTATGGATGGTGAGTCTACTTCCAATTTTGTATTAGAGGTTATGAATGTTATTGGACTTCCAATATCAATAGAAGCATCAGCATCTATATCCAATTGACCGTTGGACGTTGAGTGTATTTTAAGTCCAGAGTCCCTGAACTGGAGTTGCATTGCCCCATTCAGTAGCAGTCCTGTGTCAGCAACGTGTGTGAGTGTAACATCGGTGTCAGCACCGAACCCTAGCACAGCGGCATCGGATTTGAGTGTAAGGTCATCACCAATTTCCACATCAGTGCCGAAGATTGCCTTACCTGAGGTACCACCATCAAGCGTAAGCCATGTCTCATTCCCAGTCCCATTGCCATTCGAGTCATTACCACCGAAGACTATGTCTCCATCATCATGCAATGCATCTATGCGTATGCCATCACTGTGTGTAGTTTTGAGATGTACCAAAGCATCTCCGACAGTCAGGTCATCAGCGGCTAGAGCGGATGCAGTACCACCACCGGATGCGGTGATTTGTAGTATCGAGGCACCAGTGGCGTTCTGAGCATCAGCCGCTATGGATATCCCAGTGCCAGCCTTCAACTCGAAGGCAGCGGGACCACCCGTGGCAGCCCTTCGCTCACTCAGTATGGTGACGGTGGCTCCACTTGCGAGTGTTCCATTCAGTGGCCTGCTGATGTATATGTCGTTACTGTCTATCTGTGTGACTTTAGTTCCCTTCTGTATGCCTGTCGCTGAGATGTGGTCTCCAACAGCGAAGGAGCCCGGAGAGCCCGTGGAGAACTGTAGGGAACCAATGAGGAATTGAGCGTTGGTCGTGGCGCTACCCTTAGCGACTTGTATGGCATTGAAGGCCTTCGCCCTTGAGGGGCTGGGTGACGAAGCATTGTTGGCGGGGCCCGGATTACCCATATCAACCACCTGCTCCTCCCATTGACAGTCCATTTACGTTGACGGAGTAAGTGGTCTTGTCATTGCTGGTGTGAGTGTACTTCGATGTGTATTGGAAGACCAGAGTCATGCAGTCCTCAGTGCTGCCCGCTCTGTCCTCGTCAATCATCCAGACGAATCTTCCGAGTTCGATGTCGCCGGATTCATGCTCAAGAACCGTCTCTACCTCACCACTGGAGTTCACGTAGCCATATATCTTGTTTATCACTCTCTTGACTATGTCCCCGTTGGTGCCAGCCGTTTGTATGCTCATTGCGCAAAAGGCCTCTGCCGCATGGAATATGTCAAGGCTGGAGTCATTAGTAGTGCTACTGAGGTCACCTAGAGCCAGTGATAGGATATCGACGTTGCCCACGTTGGCTTCGTTTGTACCGAAGATAGCACCCGCACCACCCGTGGCGGAGGGTAGTTTGGACCTACCGGAGACCTCAGTTACGACAATCGTCTCGCTGGTGTAGAAGTTAGTGCCGTCTATATCCACTATCTTGTGGGTTCCAGATGAGGTTCCTGCTATGTCGGCCCTGTCTAGCACGCCAGTGCTCTCCCGCATTCTACCGTGTCCAGTTGTCAGATTACCCGATGCAGTGATGTTAGTCACACTGCTAATTGAGCCAGTGATGTCCACGCTACCGGTAATGTCGACACCGTCAGTGGCGGTGGCCAACTTGGTGTTGGAGTTGAACTTGAGGTTGATTGCGCCGTCTGCATCCAGATGCAGGTGAGCCGCTAGGCTACCGCTTCCATCCACGGTGGCGATAGTAGACTCCCCGTTTGCGGCTGAGGTGATACTGAGCGTGTCGCCTGATGAGGGAGTCATCACAATTGAGTCATCGGTGATGACTGTGCTACCGACAGTGAAGTCAGTCGTAGCATCGATTGTAGTGCCCACAATAGCAGCGAATGTACCCGCTGCTGCGCTGTTAGCACCAATAGTCGTACCATCTATCGAGCCACCATCTATGTTGGCTGTGGTAACTGTACCCAAGTCAGCAATAGTGGTGCCGTTGAATGTCGAGTTCTTACCAAAGACGATTTGCTCACTGCTGTTGGTAGTTACAAACTTCATGTATGAGTTAGAGCCCTCTGTGATGTTCAACGCATCAGCAAGATTGTCTCCAAGAGTCAATTTTGATGTAGCGGTATTACCACCACTGAAATCGACGTTGAGACCAGTCCCTGCTGCATCGACACTTATGCTGTCTGCATTCAAGTCGCCTACGTTGGTGATGTTGTTGTCACCGAGACTCAAGTCGCCAGCGAGCGCTGTGATGGTGACTGTGCCAATCGTACCACCTGATACCTTATCACCGCTGATTTGGTCATTAGCGAGAGTCAATGTACCAGCAGATACGTCTAGGGTTTTACTGCTTCCTACAGTGATATCTGATGTGGCGATGGTAGCACCGTCTATCGTACCACCGTTTATGTCGACCTTGGCAAAGACTACTGAGCCAGTTCCATGGGGAGTGATATTGATGTCCTCGTTGCCTGTTACGGTAGATATCGTCTGACCGTCAATCTTGATGTTGTCGATGTCTACATGTCCGCTGTTGACGAGAAGGTTTCCGTTACTTAGCGTAACGTTGCCAGAATCCACTACTAATCCTGTTTTTACATGGAAATCACGTGTCGTGCCCATTATTTTTCACCTATTCTATATCTCTAAAGCCTGCCATGTTACGCGCACCGTTACGTTCTTACTATTGACCGTAGGGGTAACCTGCAATTGAAGTTTTTGCGTAGCACCGGAACCAGTAAGTCCAATTTGATACGTTCCTTGCTGTGTGGTATCACTGGTCACTATACCATATGTGCTGAGGAAGGCAGCGGTTGCATCAGCAGCCACCCCTCCCGCTTCCGATGACAACCTACCGTTGTGAGTGATGACCATTTCAGCAGCCTCGTATACGACATCAGTGTGATTCTCAACCGAAACTAGTAATTTACCAGCCTTGAAGTCATCTGTCTTGTACAAGTCTATTGTCAGGGGGGTGCCGGTTGAGGAACTAGTCGTATTAACACTAGCAGGTGACCCGAAGCCAACCTTATTGACGTGTAGGTCTGCTAGCGGTGTCGCTTGGTTAATCCCAACCAGACTCTCAGAAACGTCGACGAACAACTTTCCACTGTCTATGTTTAGGTCGCCTGAGCCTGTTATCGTAGTCGCAGATACAGAGCCACCAGTGAGGTTGGCATCGATTGTCCCCTTGGTGCCACTGAAAACCTCGCTGCTGTTTGTAGCGGCAGTTAGGAAGACAAAGTTACTAGCGCTGTCATCGTAGCCGAAGAAACCGACTCTTGCTGATGAGCCATCGTGGTATCTGAATTCAATGCCCCTGTCCTTGTTATCGTCGGAGCCCGGTGCTGTATCCCCGCCCAGTGTGAGTATCACATCATCCACTGTAACAGTTGTGGAGTTGACTGTGGTGGTAGTACCGTTGACGATTAAGTCACCAGCCACTGTGAGGTCATCACTTACCGTGAGAATCCCGCTCGATGGGCCTATGGAGGTGATGCCTGTTTGAGCGGCATCGAGATTCAGTGCACCGCTAGAGGCAGAGATACCCGTGCCAGCCATTGCCGTGGCCAAGTCAGCAATGCTTTCCTTCTTTGAAGCGTTATCATCCGCGTCTATGAACACTATAGAGTCCGCTGCTACGTTGATTGTTCCCCCTGATACGCTATTCAGGTTGATGTCGCCCGTCTGCACGATTGATGCATTGAACTTGAGAACGTCGTTGCCATCGTCATACCACAGGGTTCTAGCGTCTGGGCCCGATGACGCAGGGTTGCTTGTTACTCCAGATTTGAAGGAGACACCACTGGGGCCACTGAGAAGCCCAGTCATAGTGAGATTGATGGTGTTGAGTGTGTTGGTACCTGTCGTGAAACTGAGGTCTGTGTCATTCGTGAAAGAAGCACTACCATCACTCAGTTGTATAGCGCCCGCTGAGCCACTTGCCGTTGAGGTCGTTGTGGATGAGGCAAATACCTTCACCCATGCAGAGCCGGTATACACGAATATGGCGCTGGAACTCGGCCCGACGTCACCAACAGTAGCACCGCCGCTGCTTAGGCCACTGGGGTCGAAGATTACTTTGTGAGTGCTAGTCTGTGCGTTATTCACGATAATCATGTGACTAGGGGGGAATGTGCCTGATGGAGTGATGTTGATGTCACCACTCGCAGGTGTGGCGTTGAAGATGTTGGGGCCATCGAACCTAACTGTCTGTGAGGTGTTCAACACGCTGATTTTGTTGGGTCCTAGCCTGTGAGTCCTCCTGCTACCGCCTTGCTTACCACTGAAGTAGAGGACGTGGTCTCCGTCAGTGCCATCGGTGCCGAAACTGTATGACTGCCATAGCGCACCGAAGTTGGAGGAGGATAACCCACCTACCTCGTCACCACCACCGTGCATGCCGTCCAAGTCCGCAGCAGAATCCATCCTGTTGCTTTGGTTGCCTACGGAACCACTGGTCATCGGGCTCAGGTAGATTGGTGAAGGCCGGATGAAGGTGCGCATGTCGAAGACCTCGGTGACCTCTAGATTCAGGTCTCCAGCGCTGCTGTTGTGTTGGCACTTCACGACTGCGAGTACGGTGCTCTGCTTGGAGGATAGGGTTAGGCCGCCATTCAATCCGCTGGTATCCCCAAGGAAACTCTCAGGAGTGATGGGGAACCCGCTACTCACTGCGCTACCTTGCTCTATCTGAATGTAATTGGTGTTCGCATTACTACAAACATATACCACTAGGAGGCAAGACTCTCCGCTAGAGAGAGCGCTGGTTGAACCCTCTATGGTGCTTTGTTGTAATGTGATTGTGGTAGTAGCACCTGAGTTGATATTACCAAACGGGACAATCATTCCGTCCAAGACAGCGAAACCACCTCTCACGATTATCGAGTTGGTGCCGTTGTCTGTGACTAGACCCGGTGTGGTCGCCTTAGCGTTCCTATTACTGTCACCAGTTGCCGTGTCCTCATACATCAGTATGCCATTGCCGTGCACGCCCTCGAAGAGGTTGGTTATCGAGGGTGATAGGATATAGTCGCCATCAGTGAGAGCCTGTGTATGTCCAGACTTTGCGTTTTCACCCATGCTATCACTTGACCTCCACTACGAGTTGGAATATAATTTCATTTGTGGTTGTCTTCTTAATAGGCCTGAATACGTGCCTTGAGATTGGTGTAAAGTCGCTTGTGCCCCTCAACTGTATGAATACCTCTTTGAGTGTCTCATTGAAACTCTCAGAGACCGGTAGTGAGCCCTCGACTAAGAGGGTGGAGTTGTCCATTATTCTGACGGTGGGTGTGACCGTTACGGCAGGTCTGCCTGCTGCGCCATCGGATGAAGTGGCGGGCGTGCTGTCAAAGCCTATGACCATCTCGTTGATGTTGTCAGCGATAGTCTCTATCATCAGTCTCTTTAGATGGTCATTTGCTGGCATATTCTATTCCCTCCGTTTCTGTGATTGTGACTCCTTCATCTTTCGCCATGCCTATGACTTTGTTGTTGCCACCTAATCTCCCCCTATCGCTATTTCGGCCAATCAGGAATCCGGACTCATTGGTTGTGTACACTATGACGGTCGGTGTTATTATGACCTCCATGGAGTCGAAGAAGGAGAAGTTCTCTGATGAGATTTGATTTGTTTTCTCTGGGTTGGTTAGCGATGAGACGGTTATGCTACCCTCCCTGATGTTCTGTAGGACACCCTCAAGACCCGACTCCACATTGAGGAAAGTGAAGTTGCTCAGTCCGTCTATGGTGTGTCTACACTCTAATACAGCCAACCTCTGTCCCTCGTACTCGACAATATCACCGGGTCTCAACTCCCATGCATTGGGGTGCCCTTGGCTGCTTATCTTGCCCTTCAAGGTCGAGTTGGCTCTGAGTATCTGCCTCGCAACTGTCTTTGCTCTTGTTAGGTTCGTGATTGATGCGTCGAACAGGGGTCTGGTGTTCTCTATGATATCGACATCGTTCAGGCCCTGTTGCTTGCTTCTGTCATCCATGGTGAATACCAGTTCCTCATTGACCGCTATTGGAATGCCCTTGACAGTAATTCTGTTTTCGACGTTCTCAATCGGTGTTGTGTCCTTGTTACCGAATCTCAGATTGTAGATTACGCTCCTAGTCACATCTGCATGATTGAAGGGCACGTAGTTTAGATTGCCGAATCTGTCTAGTTTCACCACTCGGTTGTCGTGTCTGGATATGTACCTCAGTGCTGTCACGAGGTTGACACCATTGAAGTCAGCGGCCAAGAACGTATTGCTGTTCTTACGTCTGTTAGCCCCCATCTTTGTCACGGTGGTAGGGGAGCCTATCATTACAGCGTTCAGGGAGTCAGTGATTGACTCACCTACCCTAATTGCCAAGTCGGTGGTACGGAAGCCTACGTCAATGCCCTGACCGAGTCTGACCCTCGTATCATCGAAACCCAAGTCCTTGAGCGTGACTCCTTTCATGTTACGCATGTCCGCTCTGAGTCCAGACGCTGTGCTTGTCGTGGTGCTTGTGAGAATCCTCTTCTTCTGGTCATTCTCACTGAAGAGTAGTTTGGTGATGCTGTTCTTGCCCTTGCTAGAGAACACATCGGACTTCAGAGTGTGCCCGTCCGTCTCTGTGTGAGTGAGCAATATGGTAGACTCAGATTCTGTGAACGAGTACGTTCTCTCAGATGCAATCTCGTAGTTATCGGCATTGACTGCCTCAATCGTGACAAGGGACTTCGCATTACTCTTGGGTTGGACCTTAGCATAGTGCACGGCATTGTCGACAAACACAGGCTGCCTCAAGTCGTTCATGACATCAGTGAGAGTGCTGTCGAATCTCCCTTTCGAGGACTGTATCAAACCCATCAAGCACCATCTCCGCTATGGTCAGTTACGTTGAACGACACGTCTCCCTTGTGACCTTTGTTGTGCAAGGACTGACTGAACCTCGGTTTTACCGTGAAGTCGCTCCTTGTCGTTTCATCATCCGTCTCCTTCTCCACCCTCCTTCTAGGCGCATCGGACCTGTGATGCTGAAGGGTGTTCTCCGTGATGATGAGTCTTGACACATCAGTCGAAAGGGCATTGCTGAAACCAGAGACCTCAGCGCCTAGTAACTTAGGTCCCATCGAGGTTGGGGTCTCAAACGCACCTGTCGAGTCGAACGTGAATATAGGTAGATACGGGCCGTTGGTATCAGGCACGGCTCTGCCCGATGACAGGTTGGCAGTTGGTGCCCTGCCGTTAGGCGTCTCATAGGTGAAGATACCGTACTTACCACCGGATGTGGCGTGTAGGTAGTTTTGCTTGTATTGCGGTGAGTTGCTATGAAGTGAGTTGTGTATTCTGTATACCTCTACGTGATTTGCATCTAACACCCTGATTGGTCTTAAGACAAACTTGACGATTCTGTCGTCTTCATTGTTCCTGACAGTGTCGGAGGTGTAATTGGTGGCGTCTTGGTATGGGTTGCTGGTGTCATTGCTACCGGTCAGGGACGCGACACCCCAGCCAGTGTCATCGAACAACCCTGAGTAACTCTTGGTCTCTATGATGTACGAGCCACCGTACGGTCTGAACGCATTGGTGTGAGAGTACTTGTGAGCAGCGCTCAGGGTTGAGCCTGCCGTCTGCCTGCTGAAGGACATGGTGTTGTAGTTGGCGTCGGTCAATGAGCCCTCTATCTGCATAGAGCCCTGTAGCACGACCCTCTGACCGACGTTTCTGTCGGTGTGAAGGCTGTGGGCCTCGGTGTTGATTACCACATGGCTCTGCTCCACGCCTTCAACCACCTCTGCATCGATTCCAATCCTCGGGCTCGTTCTGGATACCGGGTCCTTGTGGACTGTCGTGCCTGACACCTCTTCGACCCTGTCACTCACAGTTGCCTCGGATTTCAACAGACCATTGTCGTCTATTCCCAGTTTAGCGCTTATGCCTCTCTTGACCTCATCGGCTTGCAGTACATCGTTACGGGGGCGTAACAGACCATCACCGAAGAGCGGTTCAGCGGTGTTGTGACTCAAGACGATGCCTGTTTTGTGGTTAGGGGACGATATCTCCGTCAGTAGGCTCTCGTTGAATGCGGTGGGGTATCTGACGCCCCTACCGTTACCCATGTCCCCTATGCGCAGTGAGTGAACTGGTGAGAACACATCAACTAACGTGGTGGTGCTGTTGTTGTTCTTGCTGTTTAACACACCCCCGAATCTCGGTATGGTGTAGTTAGTGGTGACTGAGATGTTGCCATTCGTCAAATCAGCGATTCCCTTGAGGTTGAAGAGTGGTTTGCCACTGTTGTATATTCTAGCGTAGGCGCTGTTGGTGCCGATGTCGTATGCATCCGCACAGTCCCATGATGGCCTGATACCGAATCCACGCACTGGAGTGCGCCTTACGTCCTCTCCACGCTCATTGCCCCACCAATCCACCAGATAGTGCTGAGAGGCTATGGAGAGGCTTGTAATGCCCTTCCCTTCGATATCTCCCCACCAGTCCCTCTCAACACCTGTCGGGTTGCGTATCGTACGAACAGGGGTGCCGAACGGTCTGGTCATCCTACGACCATCGCTGTACCTCACCTGCCAGCCCTCTTGGTCTTGATTGAGCATACCTGTGAAGTTCGTCTGTCTCTCCATCACGCCGACATAGGTGAGGGCCTTGGTCGCAGCGCTGTCCCCTGCACCACCACCATATAGCCAGCCACTGCTGTATGCTTCTGTCTGCACGAGTGGCCCAGCATCGTAGTTCGTGGTGTTTTGACCAGAGCCTGAGGCGGTTGCCTCATACAGTGCTCGGGGTGGATATAGGTCGTATCTAGGTCTGTTATAGGCTTGCCGTACAGCGTTACGGTGCCCATATGGCCTTCTTCTGGTAGTTGCCATGGTATTTGTTGTGATGCCTGAGGACACGGCATATGACCCATCGTCGTCACTATCTTTCCACTCTAGATTGACGGCAGAGGAGAAGTTGGCGCTAGTGGATGTAGTATGCACGTTCCAAGATGCGCTTGCCATGCCGTATAGGTCTAGTTTGCTCGCATGGGGCCCTCCACGGCTACCACAGGGCCAGAAACCGCTTAGCATGACGTTTGCACCACCAGCATCATGTGTGCTATTGCCGGATGTAACTTGCCCGTCTCTAGTGATATTAGGCCTCTTGATTAGGAAGTCAAAAGGTCCAGTGCTTATCGAGTGTGTGAAATCATGGTAGTGTATGGTTTCGAAATGCTCAGGCATTGAATTGTACTGAGCCTTGTTGACAGGAGCGCCCTTCCAACTACGGGAAGTGTTGTCTGAGAAGTATGTATTAGGCCTACCTAGATTGTGATGCCACATACATAGGAAGGCATCTGGTACGAATCTACTGTTTGTATCTTGATTACCATCAATTATATCTGGAAGTATATTTGCAAATACACTTTTACTCTTATTTGTAATTATATCACCAGCAGGTAAAGTGTTATAACTATGTGTTAAAGTGAGTATAGCACCGTCGAACATATTGTCCCAAAATTCATCAGGACCTGATTTAGCGGCTAAATTGAGCGTTTTAGGTATATTTACCGTTGCTGCCGTGTTCCCATCCACACTAGCCAGCGCTTTGGAGTAGACAATGCCGTTTTTGGCTGTATACTGCACTCGTTGTTCATAATATGGGAACATTGGGAATGTATTTGCATTATCTACAACTATAGTTCCACTAGTATTGAATGATTGTACTATGCATTTCGGGGATATACTGACACTTCTTCTGTATTTATCGTATATATCTAGGTATAGTGAAGTATATCCATTGATAGTTAGTTGACTACCCACACTACCGAAGGTGCTTCTCATGAAGAGGTAGTAGTCATCGGGGCTGTATTGGGTTAGTTTTCTGAAGTTTGTGGCTTCTGAAACTGCACTTCCATCGTATTGTATGCCATTCTTGTGCAATATGCTCCACCATGGTATGTGTAATGTGTGAGCAGGGGTTGCATTGCTGAACATTTTGCTATATGGGAATCCCCTTCTTGTGAATGCGGGGCTTTCTGTCAATTGCGCACCTATGTGATTGTATGACATCAGCGGTGGTATGTTGGTGAACTGGCTACCGGGGTCGTTGCTGACGTCTAGTATCTTCTCATTGATGAAAACCTCACAGCCCCGCACGTCTGCGTTAGTGGCTTTTGCAAGCACCAGAGTGAGTCCACCCTTGTCATCTGAGTCTCCAGCGTCCTTTTTGATGCCAATAACCGTGTTTATCTGCTGGCTAGTGAGTTCAGTGGTTGAGTTGTTGTGATAACCTACTAGTTGATGGTTGAAGAGGTTGGGCTGTATCACAATCTGATATGCTCCAACCTCGGCAGGGTCAGGGAAGTGCCTGCCTAGTGTGTACTCACTAGCAGCCTCCAGCACAATGCTGTGACCCCCTGCTTTGTTCACTGTAGCCGCTTTTGTGGTGCTAGAGCCATCAGAGGATGCTAGAACACCATAACCATCATATTTGACACTCGTCTCGAACATCAACGTAAATGCGCCTCCGTGTATATCGCTGGGCAGCGACGGGGCCGCGTTTACACCACTGAAGTTTATCTCGCTGTCAAGTGGCTTGATATTGTCCTCAAGGGACGTTCCCAAAGATGCTTCAACACCTGAGAGTTTGTTGATTGCAGTTGTATGCTTGTCGAAAAGACCTGCGTCATGGAAAGAGGTTGTCGAATTAAAATCGGCCAAATGACGCTTGTAGAGGCTTTGATACGCTGGATGTGCCCAATGACCGGGTAGCATCGGCATTGTCGGTGTGACGAAATGATGCCCCATTCTAGGGTAAGGCATGGGTGTCATCACGGGTTTGCTGTAGGCATCAAATCCAACTGTTTGCCCACTCACGTGGTAGAGGGTGTTGGCCATGTCTGGAGAGTTGCCGCTCACCTCTGCATGGTCCCTCAGCCTCCTTGCTGCGAAGAATCGGTTGCTACCTGCTGGTATGTAGTAGGATGGGACGACCTTGAGGTCAGTGACGGTCTGCCCTGCCATGAAGGTGGCGAAGTTGACATCACCCACTACTGTAATGGAGGTGCTGCCTTGAGCGGTGTAGGAGCACACAGCACCCTCGTCGGTGGTGGGGTTGTACACCCTGAGGAACTTCCTAGTGTCCTGCACTGTGCCGAAGCCAGCGGCAAAGACATCAGTATCCAACACCGCATCGATAGTCAGGACGCTTGTGCTGCTGTTCCATGCTGTCACTGAGACTATGTCGTTCTCGACACCACCAGCATGTGTGTAGACTGCTGGATACCTGTGTGAGTGGCTGTGACCCATCTTCGTCACATGGAAGTACAGGGTTCTGTCATGAAGTTCGTAACTTGTGTTGAGTGGTGAGTTGTTGTTCCAAGCACCCAGTTCAGAGTCGAATGACACTGGGTTGATTCTCTCCCAGTTGTGATTCTCGTATGTTGGTCCTTGTCTCGGGCTGGACACTGAGTTGTCGAACAGGTGGGTTGTCACCGATGAGCCCAAGTCAGGGTGATGCATACCACCAGTGCCCATGGTCTCGTTCTGGTATGCCTGTATGGGGTCATAGCCCGAGCGCACCACTATGTTGCCGGGTATCGAGTTGGGGTCTGGTAACTGCACTTTGAGGTTGGGCTCCTTGCCACTGTTTGCAAGTGCAGGCGCCCTACCGTCCACGCCTCTGTTCTCGGGAACGCGGAAGCCTCGTATGATTGTGCCTAACGGGCTACCTCCCTCTATCTTATGCATCTGACCGCTATCGTCTCTTACATTGATGCTCTGGAACTGGACCTCCTCATTTGGTATGTCAAGGACATTACCCACCTTGTAGGGGTGCTTCCTAGCGAACTCTGGATGTGACAACTCCTGTGCTTGTAGCACGGGCATCATCGCGCTATTGGTGGTCTCGAATGAGAATCTGACATTGCCGTACAACTTCTCGCCTGTAAGAATCGCTGCATTGCTCTTCACACGTGTGACCCATGGCACTGCCCCTAACCCACGTGCATTGACTGCTGGTAACGAGAGGTTGCCACCGTCCATCCTCTTCCAGACGACGTTCTCGACTGAGAAGTTATGCACCGCAGAGTCCTCGTACATCTGGAAGGCGTTGACATCCCCCATCCAATAGCGAGATGGCCAGTTATTTGTGTGTGCCACAGTGTAACTATCAGCGGATGTGTTTCTCTCTGCGTCACCCGACTCAAGCAATACAGAGCCAACCGAGTGGTCTAGGTCGAACAACAAGTCTCCTATCTTATTCAGACCCGGCACTGCGTTCTTCAGTTCCAGTTCATCTGACTGAGCGGTATTGTTACCTGCATCACCATGGAAGTAGTTGCCGATTCCAGAGAAGGTCGTAGCGGCCCAGTTGCTACTACCACCAGACGCTGGATTAGAGACGATAGGCACAGTTGTGCTGTCAACAATCAGTGCCTCTACGTTTGGCCCTGCGTTGGCTGGTGCGATGAATCTGTCCTGACCATGGAACCTCTCGTCCCACTGTGTGTTACCAGCGTACGTGATTGGGTTCGTGCTCTGACCTATGACCTGCAACCAGTCTCCATTGGCGGTTATGCCGTCCCTGTCGAACTTAGCGACAAGACTGCTTTCAGAGTCGTAACTAACAACTAGGAAAGCACTGGTGTAGAGTCCCTGAGGTAGAGTGAGTTCTTTTGGTAGGGGCGTGTTGTCTATGTAATTAGTAGGCACATTCCACTGATTAGCGTCATCAGTGGTGTCTTCAGTATGTCTAAATACATACGTGTAAGTGTCCCAACCACTACCAGCAGAACTACCACTCGTCAGATTGTACTTGGTGTAGAAGTTAGCCTTCTTTACATGTGTACCAACGTAGATGCCTATCCCATCTATGGTGGGTGTGCTCTCAGGGCTGTTTCTCATCGGTGCCACGACTGGCACATTGCTATGCGTGTTCATTACGGTACCAGCAGTTCCGTACGGGGAGAAGTTGAGCATGGGATGGTAAGCACCTAGACCCGCTGCATAGCCAGTGCCTGACGTGTTCTTGGTTATCTTCAGGCTATTGAGGTACGAGTATCGCTCACCGTGCCATCCTATCGCCCCTATGGGTCTGGTGCGGTCAACGGCATCCGCTATGCCTGAGAAGTGAACTTGTGTCATGTGGTCCCTGCCTGACACATTCTCGTTGTTGAATCGGAGAGTGCCAGCCTTGGACCATACATACAATGTGTATGTGTCATCAACAGCGGCAAAGTCGGCAGATGCTCCTCCAACAAAGTCCTCCCAAGTCTGGGGGTCCTCGGCTTTACTCTGACCATGTATCCTGTTCGGCGCCATGTAGAACCTCACTTTCCAGTTGCTGGAGGACTCATTGAGAACCTCCCTTGAGTGATACGGCACCCAAGCGACTGCACCGTTTGACTCCTTGATTGCCCTCAGCCAACCAGATGTCGGTAATTGCTCAAGGTACTCCTGCGTGAATGTCGTACCGTCCCCATCATTGAACTCGCTGTCTATGTAGTTACCAGTGGATGAACTGTCATTATACTCATCTAGAGTGCCTAGATGTCTCCATCCGTATCTGTCCTGACGCATCGCGTTGCCCATGGACGGCATGTGAGTGCCACCTAGCGCCTTGAGCGAGCCAGCACCGGGGAATGCGTTGATTGCTGCTCCTAGCACCGTGGCCAACTCCTCACCGTTCTGGCATCGAGTCGCATCGACGACTATGTATTCCATGTCCACATCGCCGCTTACTACAGCCTCACTGCCGTTACCGACGTAGTCCAATATGCGGTCAGTCAACGGCCCTGCGACTCTGAACGCAGTTGGGTGTATCTGGTTGGCCCTCTCCCAGTTGCTACTGAGGACCCTTGAGTCTGACTTGCCCTTGTGTGGTGGGTTGAATGTGAGTTGGTTGTCCAACCAAGAGCCGCCGGGGTGGTATCCACCGTCCATGTGCCACACCGTATCAGCGGCCATGGTGATGCCAAAGCCTATGGTAGGTGTGTGCATCTTGGGTGTGACTCTCGTGAGGTCATTGGCATCATATGGAGTGTCATCATTCAGTTGTTGTCCGTAGTGCCTACCGTGCTCTGGTCTCTGTTTGAGTTCCTCTTTCATTGTGTAGCCTGCTGGTGACTCCCAGTTGACCATCGCCCTCCAATGGAAGCCAGCGGTGGTGTTGTAGTAGTCCTTGCGAGGTGGTAGGAAGGAGTGCCTGCTGTTCTCTATCGAGTTGGGGAATAGTTGCTGGTCATCACCAAGACTGCTGTAGCCGCCCTTGAAGGGCACACTCGCCCATGTGTTACCACTTGTGATTATACGACCCGGATATGGCTCTTTTGCGTTCGTAGTGCCACTTTCACTATCCAAGGCAGCCTCGTTGGTAAACGGGAAAGCCTGCCCCGGACCGAATATTAGATATGTAGTCTTGCTGTCAATACTGTTCACATGGTCTTCGTACCTCGCAGTCGGGTGTGCGAATCTGAGCACCATGGGCACTGGTTTCGCTTTGACTACGCCACTGCTGTATGTGGAGGAGCCTCTGTTCAAATCAGGTGACAGTATGTTCTGTTTGTTGAATACTGGAGGTGTGATACTACCACGATGCTGGTTGCACAGCGCTGCGCCGGGGAAGAAGGCGAACATGGCGTTGGTGTCAAGCATGGCGAAACTCGTTGATATCTCACTGGCATTCTGAATACCAGAGACACCTGTGGGGCCATTAGCATACGGATGTGTGTAGAATGACGAGTAATCGTTCGTGGTACCGTCGTTCACATCAAGCACGACACCACTGAAGCCACCACCGAAGAACAAGGGCACACTATGGTCCCTGCTGCTCTTACCACCACGGAAGTGAACAATGGGCTCTGAGAACACACTGCCTATGGAACGAAGGCCGTTGAACTCAGAGTCGAAGTGTGTGCTGAGTATGTTGCCCTCGAATGTTATCTCTCTAGGCATGTTGTCAGAATCGTCTATGTCCCAAGATAACTCTGTAGCAGCGTTTGTACCCACTTTGCTTTCAGCGACTATCGACTTCTCATCCGTCAGGTATATTCTCTTTCTCTCACCGAATGATGGTATTCTGCTACTTGTCGTATCGGTGCATGCTGGTATGAGGAACTGGAACATATTGGCACCAAGGGTCACTGTTGATTGCCAGTCCTTGGTTGTCTCAGCGATTGCTTTTCTCTTTGTTATGTTTAGCGTATCTGCTATACTAACACGTAACTCGTCTATTGAGAAACTAGATGTCGTATTGGTAGCGGTAACCCGTCCTAGCACCCTATCAGCAGCATCGACAATCAGGTCCCCTACGGTGAACACGTTTGAGTTTCCACCATCTATTGCTATCGCACCGGTGTGGCCCTCAGCAAAATCACCATCAACAGTAACCGCACTGACTGTGGAGAAACCCGTGGTGTAAATGGAATGCGGGTTGTCTATTGAGGGTAGTATGTGGTCTCCAGAATATCTGGTGTAATCCATTCCCTTTAGTCCCCTTGACCATTTATTTGTATTCAGTACAACGTTTTTGGAATCTACCAAATTAGGTGATGCTGTATTTCCCATAGGTCCTTTTGCAGTTGTTCGTATTTGCAAAACTGTATATGGGACATACCCGCAGTCTATGTTTCTACTTGCATCTATGTTAGCGTCGGTCACCGCACGTGATGTACCGAATGCATAACTAGCAGTACCAGTGGGTCTCGTTACCTTCTCAACCTCACCAAACTCCAAGTGCGCTGCCTGAATGCCCAAGTCCCTGAATACTGATGCGTTGTAAGATAGGTTCAACGGCTTTACTCTCTTGTTTGGATTGTATGCTCGTATCTTTATCGCATTGGGACTTACGCCCCACTCTCCGAAGGTCTTACCGTCGAAGGCATACATACCCGTGCAGTCAAATGTATGTCCATTAAGCGTGTTAACTTCGTCTCCTGCGTTGATTGCAGCAGCAGTTACAGCAGCGAGCAACTCATCTGTGACTAATGTGGTTTGATTCAATACGGAAGATATGAGATAGGAGGTGCTTGTGAGCGAGGACACTCCTGTGACGCCATAGAACGCCGTCTCGCTTCTGTGGGTGTATGATAATGTCAGACCCACATTAGCATCACCAGCACCGTCGTAGTCGCTAATCTGTATGATGCCGTCTTCCTTTGGGAATCCAAGATAGCCTAGTTTGTCATCGGTGAAGGATGCGTCGAAAGGGGCAACAAAGGTGATTGAGAGGGTTTCACTGCTCAATACCGCAGTGACTAGAGTGGCAGCGTTTGGAGCGGCGACCCCTCTCCATTTTGCCCCTCTCCAACTACCCAAGACCTCGGACACGGCTGAGAAACTCATTCTACCGGTGGCATCGCCAGAACCACTCATGGCACTACCAAGTGTGAAACCACCTTGTGACACGTCCCTGTCATCTATGAATATGCATACCTCTTCCTCTATCGTGTCGGGCAGTGACGTGTTGCTATTGGAGAAGGACTCACCCATGGTTCTGTAGATGTATCTCAGAGTGTTCTCCCTACCTAGATTGTCAGTCAGGCTCAGACCGTATATCTGCCCTGTGCCGACCGCGTCTTGGGAGACCTGCGATGTGGGCACATGCGAGGAGTAAGTGGATGTCGATGTCGTGCCATACCTGTTGTTGAACTTACTCTCGCCATTGAAGCCAAAGCCCCAACTACCCGCATCAGGCGCAAAGCCGGGTACACCGCTTGCAACCAGACCACCGAAGTTGACTCTAGCAAGCGCACTCGGCCCTGTCCTTAACCCTCTGACTAGGGATGAAGATGAACCCTTGATGTCAAGAGATTCCACATTGATTGAGTTGTGGTTCTTCCCGCTTATCGAATCTGAGACTGCTCTCATCACTGATGTGTCTTCGAAATCAGCAACGCTCTTGACATCCTCACCGCTCTCTATGGATGTCACATACTGCTGTAGTGTCGTTATTGGTGCAAAGGGCCTGCCGTTCTTATCAAGAGGCATAGGCGCTGGGTGCATGTTCTCACCCTCTCTCTCGTCTGGAAGGGCCCAGAAGTTTCTCCATCTGCCACCGTGGCCAACTAGGAACTGAGGCTGATACGATGTCTGCCCTGTGCTGTTGTCCAGCCAAGCGCAGAAGTTTCTACCACTGGCACCCGGTACGGTGCTGTGTAGGACGACAGTGAAGCCTACGTCACCATTTAGGTCCTGCACTTCCCTCCCTATATGAGCACGAATGTACCCCATGTGCGTGCCCCTGTCACCGTTGTCTGTATGCCAGAAGGGGGCAGGGTCGTGAGCAGAGCCACTTAGCAGTCTAGCGTTTAGAGCAGCATGCTGGTTTATCATACGGACTACTTCTTCTGCACCACTGAGAGTATTGACAACACCGTCCTTCTCCGCCACCTCACCCAAGTCTATCGTCAGTCTTCTAACGAAGCCCATGTCCTTCCACTGTGGTAAATGCTGTAGTCTAGTTTCCTCGTGGGAGGATAGGTCGAGTGATGTGTTGCGTATTCCCTTGAGACAGAGGAAGGCAGGTATGACTCTAGTGCCATCGGGGGTGTCGAAGAAAGTAGCAGGGTCTCTGAAAGTGCAGTTGCTAGTGCCCTTTCTCAGGTCTATTAGGGAGTCAGTATAGGAGTCCACAGCGTCCACTGGTATTCTGGTAAAGTCATGTAGCGGGTCAGCAATTTTGTGAAGCGTTACACTATCGTTCGTTCTAGGTGTCAGGCTGTACCCGTTTCTGAGTCCATCGACTGCACCCCCGTAGGAGTATCCAGTGTGGACGTAGTGTCCGTGTGACTTTCCGTACAACCTAGCGCCTGTTATGCTTCTACCATCGGTTGGGAAGTCGACACTCTGATTATCAAATGTGGTAGAGTCCAACAAGTCCTCAGTATGTCGATTAGACAGGTCGTGGGCGTATGCGCTCTCTATGAACTTGGATTGCTGTGTGCTTCGTATGTATGGGTTCTGTGACAGGAATCCGTTGGTAACGTCTATCTGTGTGGTCCAAGGGCTTGGGCCTGCTCCATTGTAGACTGCATTGACCTTGTGTAGCCTGCTCCTTGTGCTACCACCGTCCTCAACTACTTCCTTGGGCCATCCTATCTGAACGGCATCAGGACTAGTTTGTACCTGCATGTGTATGTCTTGGAATGCGATGAATTCCCTGTCATGTGCCACATCGTACAGTAGCACACGCGCATGGTCATCATTTGATAGATAGGGGTCAATGAATGCCACAGTGGGTGCTTGTGATGCTGTTAGGCCTAGCGCTAGGTAGTTCTCCTCGACCGTTCTGTTGACGTGTTGGACATAGTTTCTGGCTGTCTCCAGACAGGTATTGCCAATCATGAAGTTCTCAAGCGGTATGCTGTCTCTGGGGTTAGTGGTATCCAACTCACCAGCACCGCCATTGAAGGCGTTCCAGACCTGTGACTCGTTGTAGACTCCTCTGCTCTTGGCAAACAACCCCTCGACAGCGTGTGGGTTGTTGTATGACATATTGGCCCACACGGTGTCGCCGTCACGGAATCCACCGGCTGAGTAGGGATTGAGCCATGTTGCATTGAGAACGGCATCCTTTTCCTCGTAGTCACCCATCCATACTGCTAGTTTCGCATTGGACGGTATTACTGGTGTCGCGGCAGTCATGTTGATGATTTGGGTGCCGTTTGCATCAGCGCTCTCAACTTCACTAACGACTCCTATTCTTCGTATCTTGTCGGTGCTAGTGTCTTCCAAGTAATAGAGGACGTCGTCTTTCTTGACATTCATGCCGTGCAGGTCGTTGACGTTCTTTCCACTGGCACCGTCTACGGTTATCTCAAACGGTGATGATGAGTCCGCGCTTTGTGCAGTAACGGTGACATCGGTAATGTTCAGGCTGTTCTTCAACTCACGGTAATACTGAGAGCCATCGGATACCTCTGTGGTGACTGAGGTCCCGAGTATGCTTCTGCGTTTGCTTGTCAGGGTTATCTTGACACCTTCGGGGAATCCCTGCGCGGCTTTCAATTCCTCATTGTCATTGAGTGCCCCGTTAGTGGTTCCCCCTCCCACTGTGACTGCTGTTGATGACACGGCTGTTATCACCCCAGCGCTATCGCCGTTAGAATGGAAAAGTAGGTCGCCTACGGTGAATATTGTAGTTGCATCAACGCCGTCTACAATCATGGCGCTCGTTGTGCCCTGTGCATAGGAACCACCACCAAGTGCAGTTCTATTGATTAGTACACCAGTATCGACTAATGGATACGTAGCACCGGATGTTTGGAAGACCAGTGTTATGCTGTTCTTGGGCGTTGCGACGCTGTTTATCGTCTTGATGTGACCATGATACTGGTAACTGTACACCGTGCCATTGTCATCGTATTGCACTTCGTATCCCAAGTCTCCAACGGAGGAGGGTGCCTCCGCTAGTGTATCGTAACCCAAGTCAGGGAACTTTGCGAAGTCCTCCTCACTGAGGGTGATTGTGACAGCCTGTTCTGGCACACCTGTGAGTCTAGTGACAGTTGCAGTCAACACCTTACCAGTAGCACGTTTTACATCCACTCTAGGTGCGTGTGGGTTGGACTCAGGACCAGCCTTGAACTCAACAGCGCTGACGTATTGTCGCAGGCCGTAGTCTACATTTCCACCCTGTGTCTTTACGCTGGCAGCATCGTGATAATATTCGTCTCTGTTTTCGAAGTCGGAGGACGGTGTGAACTCATCGGAACTGATTGGTATCAGAGAACTGTCTATGCCTGCATCGTTGATGAAAACGGAAATGCCCACTGCTAATGATTCGAAGAAGTTTGGGCTCTGCCCATACGTAGCGTCAAGCAACTGTAAGTACCCATCGCTTGTATTGACACTTGTGTACCAAGACCACTCACCGTTGGCAAGATGCACCTTTCTATAGCGATACGCAGTGGTCACGCCTTTGTAGGTAGCAGTGCTCGTAGTTGAGTCTGGGAAGATGTTTATGTTGTTCACATACAGCCTTTTGTTGACGGCGTCCCATTTTACTGCAAATGTTGAGTCTAGGTATTCCCTGTTCTGCAACGCTATTGAGAAGGCTGATTTTGCCTCCCTGTCTGCAAGTTCATTCTCACTCTTGAATCTCCTACCGACTGGACTGGGATTGTACGTGTGCGCTGTATGAGTGGCGTCAACATGTATCTTGAAGGCGTTACCGGGACCAACAGAGTCGTGGAAGAACTGCTCAGAGAAAAGGGGTATCTCCGCTATTGCCCTAGTACTTGCATACTGAGTGCCCAACTGGTAATCATGTTGCACATCGTTTAGGGACTGATGCATCCTATCATTCAAGGTAGTGCCGTTTTCCAAGTCGGACTCATCTCCAAAGTCCGCCTCACTGAACACTGTGAAGTTGCCGTTTATGGTGACGGAGGTGCCACTGGTCGGCCCAACCATGAAGCCAGTAGCGTTGAGTAGTTTACCGACTGCTAGGTGCGAGGTGCCATCACTGGACAGGAAGTCCAAGGTGGACGCGCTGGCTGCGCTGAAGACAAACGTTGACCCAGTCTTGCTGTCGTACTTGGCACTGCTCCCATCAGGTAGGTGTATTCTACCATAACGAGGGAAGCCGTATGTACCCCAAGACGCTAGGTCAGTGCTCTCGTTGTTCAAGGGCTTGACGTGTAGCGTCGCTGCACCAGTGCTCCAGTTGACGTCTAGTTTGTGTGCTGTCACTGAGTAGGACCTGCGAGTTGAATAGGACTCATGAGCGAGTATGCTCTTCTGGTACACAGGTCTGGTGTCCATGGCGCCTTGGCCCGGACCACCAAGACTCACCGTGACCACAGGCGCATTGGGCTCTATCTCCTTGACAATGTGAGAGTCTGGGCTCCCCTTCCCTGTGAAGTCTATTCTCCTTGATACGATGGAGTCTGCAACACCGACGCACCTGATGCCCTCGATACCACCTTGCTCACCCACAGTCTCATCGATGCTCCTCACCTTGGCACGACTCATCATGTAGAGTATAGACACACGATTGAGGACACCGCTGATATTCACATTAGAGAGGAGCATGCTGCGTCTTCTATCAGTCGGTTGCAGTATGATACGCATGTCAGCGGAGTTGTTGCCGGTCACTGTGAAGTTGTCAATAATGTCGTACATCTCGTATATCGGGGTCGCAGAGGTCACAGTGCCTGTGTCAAACTGACCAGCAGCAGGGCTGTTGGGCGTCACATCAGGCTCTAATCTATCGTAACTGCCCTTGTCTGCCATAATTTTTGTGTTCTTGACTTGATTCAAATACAGCCTGTGAAACACTGAGTCATGGTCACCAGTGGTGCTGGTTGACTCAAGTATGACACCGGGAGTCTGGTTCTGTATGGAGTCTGAGTTGTTCCTTGGTGTGTAGTTCGCTGGTGTGAGGGACTCATCGACCTCGTCATCGGAGGAGAAGCCCTCTGAGGTATCCCCTACGAGGCTGTGGTCATATAGCAGTTCATCGCCTACGTTTATCTCCTCTGTATCCACGTCGATGTAACCGCCGGGTGCGAACAGCGTATGCCCTGATGCGATTGAGTTGATGATGGCGTCATAGATATATTCACTACCAGAGACTAGAGTATCGGAGGACGGAACCGTCTTCTCCACCATGAGCAAGGGTTGTACTGTGCCACTCATGCTCGCACCAGTTAGGTCGATTGCGTTGTAGTGTATCTCAACAAAAGGCGCTAGGGTGGGTGTTAGTTGCGTAAGCCTCGGTACGTGTAGTATAGCGACCCTGCTTTCTTTTGATGGCTTGACATGATACTTGCGTATGTCGTCGCTGATGTGCGTCTGCGCATCGTCCGCATCGTATACTTGGAAGGGTGGTATGGGCCCCTTGAGGGCAAAGGGCGTGTAGTCGAAGTTAGGACCACCAATCGCTATGAGTTTCCTTTTACCAGCGGGCGGGCTAGTGGTGTTGTTGTATGAGTTGAATGCCACAGTCACAGTGCTGGAGTCAACTACGTTGACAACCTCCATGTTACCGAACTCACGATACACGTCGACAACGCTATTCATCGAGACTCTGTTGTGTATGCCCGTTTGCACTTCGTCATAGATGATTTCTATGACATCAGCAGACCCATCAGCCCTCTGGTCTATTATCTCCTCAGAGGATTTTGGTAGCATTCTCAGGTAGCAATGGCCCTCGACATGGTTGTTGGTATGTCTCCCACTATGGCCTATCTGATACGCCTCATCGACCGTTGTCGGCCAAGTGACTGCAAAAGGGTTGTTGGAGTCAGAGGATGTGGTGGCCATGGCGGATGAGTAGACGAAACCATGATTCTGGAACTCACTCTCGTCAATCACCATCTGCCCTGTCCTATCAATAATCTGAGATGTGAAGTGTGGAGGTTGGTAGGGATTGCCAGTCGCTGAGTCTAGGAGAAGGTCGGAACTCACTACAACGAAGTGGTTGTCCACTCCAGTGCTCCTAGTGTGTAAAGCAGGTATCATGCCGTTGGTTGAAGAGGCGAAGTCTAGGTGTATGCTGGACACAAGTAGGTTGCCTGTATCGACGTTTATGCTGTGTAGCCTAACTCTCTCAGGTGGTTTGCTGTTAGGCGCTTTGGTATCAGGGTCAATCCCATCCGGGTTGATTAGGAGGTTGTAGGGCGTATGGGAGATAGCGTGTGTGGATAGAGAGCCGGACTGATAGTCTAGAACTTTGTAGTCACCACTAGAGTATTTGTGCACACCGGTGGAGTCCTTAGAAAACACGTAGTTACCGGAGACTGTGGATAGACCAGTCAGACTCTTTGCCAACGTTGTGGCATCTGTGCTGGACATGCTGATTTGGGAGATTGTAACACTAACCCCATCCATGGTGGTGCTGTTGTTTGCTATCGAGGAGAATGTAAACACACCCTCTATTGGTGATATTGGCTCTTCGAATCTATACAACAGCAGAGTCTCAGCATCCAAGTAGGGACCATTGCCATCAACCATGGTTGGGCTGAAAGCAGCACTGAGGTGTATACCCTCCATAGTGCCACGGAAACGACCACCCTCACCACCGATGAATGTACGGTGAGACGATGACCTGAGTGTCAGTCCCTTGTCCTTTGTTGACTTTGACGCCACCATGGCCCCATTGACATACAACTCCACCGCTGATGGTCTAACTGCTGCTACCACGTGAATAAGTGGTCTGTGATTCCTGTTCAAGTCAGTGGCATCATCACTACCACTGACGAATCTGTTGTACGAGTCCTGTACTCCTTGATACTCTATGTGGGGATAGACAGTTCCCTCGTATCTGTTGGACTCCTCGTTCGCCGTGGTTAGTGTGACAGTTGTGTCTCCTTGGTCTCCTGTGAGGTGCGCTACGAACACCGCAGGACCGGGTGTGTCTACGTTCCCTAGCGATAGCCTGAACTGCCCCTCCTTCTCGATGATTGTACCACCGCAGTCCGGTATGACCCACGCCTCGATTGTGATATACCCGTTGAAAGCCCCGGACGTAGCCCCTTTTGACCTGTATGAGAGGGGAGCGTCAGGTGAGAGGATGTTTCTGACATCGTAGGTGTCTTGGGTTGTTTTCTCACCCAACGTGGAGAAGGCACCCTCAGGCACCACGATGCTGTCAGTGATACCGTTGAAGAACATCGCATGGTTCTTACGGGTAATGACTGTCACTAGTTCTCCCCCATCAAGATAGTATCATGTTGTCTATTGGCGCGAATATCAAGTTGAACGAGTACACAGACTCACCAGCATCATACGTGATGTCGAGTTTCTGCACCGCTCCTTGGATACCCTTGCGCTCATCCTTCAAATCCATCTCGACGCTTGCAGGATGGTCATTGCCCTCCGATGTCTTTTCTTTGCCGTAGTAGAAACCAGTGGGCATGAAGAAGTTACGCGCTACATACAACTCACCGTTCTCTGCTTTTATCGTGGAGTTGTATGGTATCTGTATACCAACGATGTAGTCCCTCAGGTCGTTTCTGTCTCTGGCTATTTGCCTGCTCTCCCTCACGGCAAATCGAGAGACAAATTTGCTTCTTCTTGAACTGTTGTTGATTACACCGTAGAGGTCCTGTACCTTGTCACCTGCTGATTTTATCGTCCTGTCAGACCCACCCGAGAACTTCACTACTATGGGATGCACGAAATAAGCACCAGCAACGGTTTCTGTGGTAAAATCGGGTGTAATGATTATCGCACTGGTGGAGAGTCCAGCAGTGGCCATTGTGATGCTCACAAGCGTGCTTGCATCAGACAACGCACCACTGGAGGTTGCCTTCTTACCAGCGTTCGTGGGGACCGTAGCGGTGTACTTGGATGAGAGTTGCGCGTTGATGTATGCGGCGACACCCGTGGCAATCTGCTCAGGTGTCGCATCACTGGTGTTCACTAGCACCGTGGGTGTGCTACCAGCGCCACCATTGGATGAATACGCAGTACCACCAGCGCTAGCGGTGTTTGTGAATGATATCAAATCGAATTCACTAATCTGTGATGCGGTCTTGGACTGTAGTCTGAGATTTCGACCGAGTAATGCTGTTAAGTTGGTGGACGAAGCCCAAGAGGCAGCCACAGCGGTTTGAGTTCCGCTTCTGTCATTTATTCGATGACCGAAGTCTATGGTCGCAGAGTGCGCTGCTTCTGGCGTGCCGTCCCTATCATCGCTGATTACACCCTGAATGTTGATGAAGGCCTTGTTTATGTTCCAGTCCATTCCTATTCTTCTGCTGCCAGTCCATGGTAACGCCGCACCACCGACTTTCCTTGTCGTGCTTAGAACCATGCTAGTAGCGTCTAACTCAATGAGCCTTCCATTCTCTTGAACCAGTCTGATGGGAACGGCCTTTGCCATCAACCATACCTCCCACTCATTGTTCCCCCACCAACACTGCGTGCAAGTTCTTGTTGTATCAAGTCACCAATCTCCCTAGCCAACTCCCTCTTGTCGGTAGCGTCGGTGATACCACCAAGGTTGAATGTCATCTCGAAGTTATACGACACACCGCCTGACACGGCTGTGCCTACGGTAGTGCTACCGCCTCCACCGCCACCACCGATGCCCAGTGCATCACCTATGCCACCTACGACTCTTTTACCGAAATCGAATATACCGCTTAAAGCACCACCAATCGCATCGAATATCTTTCCGAGCGTGTTGTCGTAGATAGTCTGCATCATGCCGGTGATTGAGTCCCATGCACTACCAATCGCACCAAATACAGCGTTTGCAGCATTTTGCAAACCCTCGAACACCTTGCCGAGAGTTGCGTCGTATATCCTACCCATCATGTCCATGACGTTGCTCCACAATGACTTGAGGCCATCAAACGCCATAGACGCCCCTGTTTTGAGACCATCCCAAAGTCTACCGAAGGTGCTGTCCCATATTGTCTTGGCATTTTCCAGCGCTTTACCCCATTCACCAGTGAAGAGGTTGAACCAGAACATCATCCCTTCCTTCATCAAGTCCCATATCGGCATAACCACCGAGTTCCATATTGATACGATTGCGTTGGTCAAAGGCTCAAATGCTTCTTTTATGAATTCGAACGCATCAACTGCCTTGTCCTTAGCAAAGGCAAATGCCTTGCCTAATGCTTGACCTATTTTTGATGCTGCGCCACCTATTACGCTCATGCCTGCGCTAATCGTTTGTAGAACACCCTGCATAGCATTGAGAGTGAGTAAGGCAGACTGTAGTCCAACTGCCATTAGAAGTCCTCCTCCATCTCAAGGAATGTGTAGTCGAACTCGACAGTGTCATCGCTCTCTGAAACCTTCTGTTTCTTTTGCTCTAGCCTTTCCTCCTCATTGATTGCAAGAGCCCAAGATAGGGATTGTCTGAAGATTGGCTCGCTCATGTTGTAGACCTCGTGTAGTGATATGCTGTAATGTTTCGCCACGATATAGGCGAACAGTTGCATCTGCATCTCTAAATCTTCTGAAGATTCTATTCTTCTCTTCTTTAGAAACTGCCGAACTTTCAACTGTTCGCCTTCGTAAAACCCCCTTGCATTGCCTCCGCCAACTCATCTGGCTTAGGTAGTAGTGATGCTATCTGTTGACCGACGTATGCATTCAGGTTCATCATGTCGTCCACAGTTAGGTCGGGGTTTGTTCTAACGACCCACTCTGAGAATGCGTAACGCCAGTATCCATCTAGATTCAAAGACACATCATTGCCCTGCATGGAGAACATGCTTTGGGCTGCTTTCTGAACGTCAAAAAACGTAATGTCTCTTACCCAGACTTCCATCTTCATATCTGGGTTATCGCGGTCTGCACTGATTTCGTGCCTTTGTTCACTCTTCCTCGTAATTAGGTGATTCTTGTCTACTATCGTCATGTTGTGTCACATCCTCGGTTGCAGCCTCTTGCGAGGGGGCATCCGGCGTTACATCAGTAGCCTCTTGCAAGGGGACGTCAGTTTCGCCTTTGGTCGGTTGGTCGACTATACCTGCGTCATGGTGTCGGAGTCTTAACACTACCTCAGATTTAGTGCCTCTAATGGTTATTCCTCGCTCTTTGCACAATGCCTGTAACTCACGCACGGTGAACGAGTTGTAGTCTATCTCTCCCCCGAATGGATTGTTCCTATCATCGATTACAGTCTCTTCAACGACAACCTCTTGAGGAGCCTCCACAATCTCTGCTTCCTCCTCCTCTTCCTCAATCTCCTCGACTCTCTCTTCAGTATCCTCAACCTCTGCTTCCTGTTCGGGTTGGACACCATCATCAACTTCCTCTATAACCTCCTCTTCAAACATCTCCTCTATGGCCTCTGCCACATCTGATACTTTGTCCCTCAGGACATCGAAGGCAGCACCGACCCAAGAGGGAGCATCATCCACAACCTCCTCTATGTGGCGGTTCCTTATCCTCTCCATCACTATGTCATCGACTGAACTTCTGCTAGACTGATTGAGCAGACTGTCGTGCCATTCCTGTTTGTAGACGGTAATCCCGTTGATGTCCAACAACCAATCGACGTACTTGCTGTGCGGATGCCTGCTGTAGTATTGAACTCTCTTTACCGGTTTTGGTTGTAGCATGGTATCCCTCAGGCATGGATGATGGTATCTGTTGCGATGACCTTTATTGCCTTTGGTAGTATCTTCAACTTTGCTCTTAGAGGGCCTTTGTCCTCTGGTATCGGTAGAGGCGCCTCTACAATGTAGTAGTCATCAATGAGTATGTCAATGCTTTCTGCCGTTCCGCTGGATACGACCTTATTGAATGAGAGGCGTATCATGTCGGAGTCTGTCTGTGCTGCCTCATCAGTATCATCGAAGTTCTCAACTGCTCTTCGCATGTTATGATAGAATAGGGGGTCGTCTACGATTATCTCCATCTCCAAGTCATACTCGGTCTTACCCTCAACCGCCAAGGTGGGGTTACGTGTCCCCGCAAATGGGACTTGGTCAGTGGCAGCGTTGCCTATGTTGGCAGCACCAATCGTGTAGTACTGCTGAACTCCGGTCCTACCGTTTAGAGTGAACGACACCACTTGTCCTAGTTGAGTGCCTAGCATGCTTATGTTGCCGTTGTAGAACATGAATGGCTTCTGTGTGCCCTTCTCTATGCCTGATTGCTTTCTCTTCACCTCAGTGTTAGCAGTGTCTTCGAAGAGCCTGTGTGTGTTGTACCTGTCACCGGGGTTAGTCGACTCCAACCTACCTGTGTCTGTATAGCACAGTGCTGAGTCGAAATTCACAGTCATGCGTAACGCAGCGTCTGTGTCAGCGTTCAGGGAGAAGTCCTTGACCTTACAACCCCTGAATACACGAGTTAACTGCTTGGAATCTGTAGTACCACCGTCAAATGTACCAGCATTGCTGTCTGTGTCCCTTCTTCTAACGCTAACTTCCATCGCAAATGAGGGGACAGTGGTGCGTGAGAAGAATAGGTGATTGACGGGATTGGACAAGGCACCAGTGGTTTTGTTTCTGTGTGGACTACCATTGCTTGAGTCTGTCTGGTATCTAGCGAAGTAAACTCTGGCATTGTTGTCATATGCGTAGTGAAGAGGGTCATCCAACCAGACCTTTGCATCACCACCGGACATGCTTATCGCCACTATCCTTCTGACCTCCTCCTTGATTGCTTTGTCAATTATCTGAGTGGCGTTGACGTTAGGCCACGCATCCGCCGCTAGGTCCCCACCGACACCAGTGTCCCTGTAGGTCTGCACATCGACTCTGTCGACCGTGTCACTAGCACCATCGATGAAGATGTAGTCTCCTACTTTCAGGTCAGCGCCACTACCACCGTCCGCTGGTATTCTGGGATTGGTACTACCACTGCTGTCGAAGGTGATGAATGACGTCCCAGCCTCGGTTGCTGCTGCTAGTTGATACGTATCACTCGCGTGGCCCTGTTGCCTCACATTGTCTGCGTTTACGACTTCTTGTCCTAAGCAGTAGTAGAACCACCTACCGTTGTGTATGTTGCAATCGAATGAGCCACCCACGTTGGTGAACCTACCGGGGACCTGCACTGCCACATCACGACCGAGACCCACTACGTGATACCTCTTCAGGTCAACTTTGGTCTCAGGAAGAGAGACTGTGCTCACCAGTCCAACGAATTGGTCCGTCAAGACACTCTCAGCAGATGCATTAGCAGCATCATCATGAGCCATGTCAACGTCGATATTGGGCGTTGCGAATGGTAGGATGGTCATTACATCGTTCGACTCAGAGTCCTTGTCAGCAGCGCTATGGTCAGTTTTCAACGCTGGTGTTATAGTAATCTCAGTCTTACCGTCATTGTCATTGTTAGCGTCATTGGCAACTTCCTGCTTGATGATTGTGAACATTCTGCCGCTGTTGCCGTAGTCATCGTCCTGTGAGAAGTTGGAACTTCCGGATGCTATCGAGAAAATAACTTTGCTACCAACCAACATGCCGTTTGGAAACTCAAGTATACCGCTGTTTACTGGTGTATTTGCGGCACCGCCGCTGAGGACGATTACACTGGTGTCTTTGACCAAGTCTTGATGCGGTGCGTTAGAGGCATTGGCGCCAGTTTCGAAGGAGGCAGTGAACTTGAAGGAGCCTGCGTAGTTATGCTCCAAGCGTATTGCAGACTCGTGCCCGAATGTTACTTCGGACAAATCCCCACGATAAACTGTCGACGGCATGGCTTCCTCTCACCTCATGGGATTAACTCTGCAAAGATAACAACTTCTATCTGGAAGGTCATTCTAAACAGTTTCTTGCTCCTATCTGACAAATCCGTGCGAGTTTTGTACACCAATCTGTCAAAGTTGACACCGTCGCCTTTTCTGTTCAGATGAATGCATCTTCTCAACTCGTTCTCCATCTTTTGAAAATGCGTGCGACTCCTCATGGTTCGCATGTCTACGGTGATGTTTATCCTAGTCGTCACGAAGTCATACAGCAACTCAGGGGTCTCCTCGTTGTGCGCTGTCTCAAAGACGAGTAAGAAGTCAGTCTTATCCAAGTCCAGACGCTTGCCTCTCTCAGGTCCGGTCTCGGCTATATCAATGATAACGGGCTTGTAGTTGTCAGTGTTGCCCCTGCTCCAGTTATCACTGAGCACATCAACCACAGCATCAATGCCCTCTTTGAACGTCGCTACCATAATTAGAACTCCATGAACTCTTTCTTCTTCCTCTGTCGGTCATAGGCGTCGTGGTCAGGGAGAATGACGCCTCCCTCGTTTCTTAGTTTATACTCAATTAGTATGGGAGATTCAGTCATCATTCTTCGGTTGACCCTGTCCTGCAATAGGGCCTCATCCTCGAACGATAAGTCATCACCATCAAGACCCCTCTCGGTTCTCTCTACGGCCTCCCTGTAGTCAGAGCCCTCTGTCACTGCTTTCTGTATTTCTTGCTGGACATCACCACTGCCTAGTGCAGCATCGAGTGTCTTCTTCCACTCGGCATAGACAAGTCTCTCCATTTCCTTACTCAAAGGAAATCACCTCTATGTATCTAGGTAGAGTCCTATCGATGTCCTGTCTGTATAGTTGTATCTTGGATGAGAGGTCAACGTTCTGCGTTCCCTCTGGTATGAGTACGCTTCTGTCATCGCTTAGCAGTAACTCAATGGCCACCATCTTGGTGCACACGTCCTCTATTGCCTTCTCGACGTATCGCTCACCGTAGATGTATGCAACCTTGATTGCATTCCACTCGAAGAATGGGTATGAGTTGTTGAAGTATACTATGCCCATCTCATGGTCTACCCAGTAGTCCCTCAGCCTCGCCCTATCACCGCTGGAACTACCACCTTGCAAGTCAACCTGTAGTATGTTTTGCGTTACAGTGAGCCCATTCAAATCGTCCACGGAGGAGCCTACAACGGAAGCGCACCCAGTGAATGTCGTGGCTGTCTTACCTGTGTATCTAATGGCCGTATCACCAACGGATAGAACACCAGCAGAAACAAATCCAGATGTTGAGTCAACAGTTAGGACAGTCGTTGTGGCATTGCTGACAGTTGCGGTTCTTGTTTGTACTTGGTCCAATTCAATACTGCTGTCTGTTACAACTATGCTACAGGTCTCACCAGCCTGTGTGGACCTCATGCTAGAAATCTTGATTTGGCCGCTACCATAGTCAGCGTTAGCAGTGGCTAGGAACTCGTTATGGACACCGACGTTTGACGTGCTACCCTCTAAGGTGAAGGCTGGACTGAAGTCCACTGCTGCTTTGCTCACCCTGTCCTCCTTGTTGATGAGGTCAGCGAGATTCTGCGCTGTGGTTATCTTATCGAAGTCTGCTCTCCACTGACCACTACCTGTGCCTATAGTAAGCGTAGCAGCAGCACCATTTCCGGGCGATAGGACAATTGAGCCAGATAGTGAGCGTGGGTCGTCTGGTATCTTGATACGAGCCTCAGCGGCACCAATCTCCCTGTAATCATCACCTTGCCATAGTTCTATACGTAGTAGTTGTTGGATGTTCCTGAACAAGAGAGGGGCTGTACCGACGTAATCCGTGTAGTACCTTCGTCTATATGGTTTGTAGGTATCGAAGTTGATGTACTCGGCGGAGACGAGGTTTGGTCTCCATGAGTTGTGAGTCGTGTTGTCTATCCTGTCTTGTGCACGCAGGATGAGTTGCTTCACCTTGTCGTGTGTTATGCCTCTAGTGCTTCCGTTTGTGAATGAGGCTTTGTTCTGCACGAATGGATTGTCAGCAGTCTGGTAGTCAGTGTCCGTTATTGAATCTGCAAACCCGAGTCTGACTCCGTTGATGTTAGAGGTTATTGCAGTGATTACCCTCTCTATGCCCAGAGGGTCAGCGTCACTGTATATCAGAATCGTGTCTCCTACTGCGAATCCGATGTTACGGAAGTCAGTTCCAGTAACGAAAACCCCTGTACTACCAGCGTCTGCTGCCATTGCCACTGCTTCTTGAGGGCCTATCTCCAACAGGTCAGCGACCTTCTGTGGTGTGGTGTAGACAAGGGCATCAGGGTCAAGGGGTCTTGTCTCAGGCTCACCGGGACTGAAAACCTGTGGCATTAGAGCCTTGCCTCCTCATCTCTAGTTGCTAAGTTATACTCCATTGGTCTGCTACACGCACCGCAGGTCTCTCTCCACATGAAGTGGAGGAAACCACAATGCTTGCACCTAGTTCCAGAACCTATGTTCAATATGTCCGCAACGTCCTTGACGCGCTTGTTTTGCTTACTTACAGTGCCCTTGAGAGGGTTGGGGTTGTCCCCAACCACTCCATCGTCGTACTTTATGTCTGAGCGTACTGATTGTTTTTGAGCGCGGGATATGTCTTCGATATCAAGTTCTCTCAATTCGAAACCCATTCATACCCCTCACCATCAAACGTATGTCACCAGTATGTAGACATTACCCAAAACCGTAAACGGGTCCGACGCTATCAGGCTAGTAGTGCTTGACGCATCACTCAACGTACCAACAGCAGTTGCTATGGTCGTTGATAATGTGGACGTGTCAGTGAACTCCTTCGGTGAGAAGGGTCCAACGACTTTGTATTTCGGTGTTAGGTTAGCCATTTAGGTCACCGCCTTAACTGCGGTGTCCCATAGCGAACCATGTGCCGTCTTGCCCATTTACGTTCTGGATGACTAGGGTAGTGCCGTTGATGAGTGCGAACACTCCGTCGACTCCTGCTCCAGTTCCAGCGGTACCGCTTCCTGCAACCGCGTTGCATGCAACTATGTCGGCTAGTAGACCAGATAGGTCAATGCTGCCTCCTGCATCGCTTCCGCCATTGGTGAAGGTTCCAGTAACCATTAGTAGGTTACCGATTGTGTGTGGTCGTGTGTCTATTGTGCTTTCAAATGCCATCTATTTATTCCTCCTGTGTTGTCTCCTCGACTGGTTCTTCTACTGGGGCCTCTTCTACTACAGGCTCCGGTGCGACTACGGGTGCAGGTGGGTTGAGGACCATGTCAACCAGACCCAATAGTTTGGTCTTGGTTTTGTATCCTCCACCCACGCTGCTTCCGTTATCCTCTAGCCATTTGATTATGTTGGCTCTAGTCCAACCCTCATCTGGCAATCCGTCTCCGTCCAAGTCGATTTGGACTCCTTCGTCTCCCTCAATCAGAAACACTGCGTCACTGATTTTCCTACGGTGCTCATCTAGCCATTCCTGACTGACTTCCCTTGTTTGCCCACGAATGAAGGCCGGGACTTTGGGGTCCGGGCTCTTCCTCTCGTAGAAGGGTCCTTTGTAGGTCATGCGGGGCACGAAAAACCACCTCAGACCACTACTAGCAGTAGTTCTGCTCCAGTCGTGTCGTTGGTGGTACCGTCAGTTGTCGCTTCTATGTCGAAAGTAAGCACGAGGTCGCTGGTTTTTACCACTGCAAAGTTAGCAGTTGCGTCTGCGTGCTGTCCTACCACTGTCAAGAT